CTCGTATTCGTCGGCGGTGCAGGTGCGGTCTAACGGGAACAGGACGCGCAACCGGGGCGCGCCGGGGCTGTGCTTACGGGTGGAATAGATACAGTAGCCGCATCCCAGGCCATCCACGCGGCGCAGCACATCTTGCGTGCCGCCGGCAGGGATGTGGTCGAGATCCAGTGTCAGCAGGTCGCGGCCGGAAACCGCGCTGCCCTTGCGGCGTGTGCCTTTGAGGGATCCGGCCACAAAGCCGCCTACATCCTTCAGCTCGTCCTGCTGGGGCTTTTTCAGCGCGAGATACTCCGCTTGTGTTTCGGCGCCGCGCGCGGGCGTGCGCAGGCGGTCCCACAGCTCGGAGAGCATAAGGACCTGCGGCGTCCACCGGGCGGCTTTTCGGCTGGCGCCGGCGGAGATTGTGATTTTGCGGTCGTTTATCATCATGGAGTGCTACTCCTTTTTATAAAAATCATCTATCCAACCGTCCGCGCCCAGCGGCAGATCCGGCGCCCACTCCACAGGCTGACCCATGATGCGGCATACCGTGTCGAGGTCGGCCTTACCCTTTGGGCAGTCGATGACCACCTCATCATGGACGTGGAACACCACCGGATAGCCCGCGGATTCCAGACGGGTGATTGCTTCGGCCAGACAGTCGCGGGCGATGGCCTGCACACAGTTTTCCACCAGCTTGCCGCCGTAGGTTTCGAGCTGTTTCCATTTCTTTGTCGTCTGATCCATCCCCATGTAAGACAGGCTGGGGTTGCCCCATTGGTTGACGCCGAGAGAGGGCTGCGCATAGTAGAGCTTGCGCCCGCTTGGCAACAGGACCGTCATAAAGTCAAGTCCGTTGCCGGGATCGCACTCCCGGGCAAATTGCAAACATCCTGCGGCCGCTGGCCGCCCGGTTTGCACAACCGAAAGCGCAGCATCCTCCACCGCATACCAAAGGTTGCGGATACGCTTATTGGAGTCCCGCCACCGCCGCACGATATCCGGCAGTTCGTCCTCTGTCAGCCCCATATCGAGAGCGCCCATTGCGATCAACGCGCCGCTGCCGCCCTGGTATCCGAGCGCGAGCTCTGCAACCTTGCCTTTCTGGCGCAGGGCATATTCGGGATTTCCCTTTTTGATGAGATCAATGGGAACGCCGAACATCTGCGACGCGCTGGCCTCGTAGATCTTCCCATGTGTGCGGAACACCTCAAGCCGCCATTGTTCCCCGGCCAGCCAGGCGATCACCCGGGCTTCAATCGCGGAGAAATCCGCATCCACCAACATACATCCCGGCGAAGCGACAAACGCGGTGCGGATCAGCTGGGACAGGGTATCCGGAACCGAGCCGTAGACCAGCCGCAGCGCGTCGAGCTTCCGGGCTTTGACCAGATCCCGGGCGAGCGGCAGTGGGGAGAGGTAGGTGCGCGGGAGGTTCTGCGGCTGCACGATGCGGCCTGCCCAGCGCCCGGTACGGTTGGCGCCGTAGAATTGCATCAGGCCCCGGATACGTCCGTCACCGCACACGGCGGCCTCCATCGCATTGTATTTTTTTGTACTGGTTTTGCCGAGTTCCCGCCGGATTTCCAACATCCGCCGGGCTTTTTCGCTGCCAAGGTCGCGCTCAAGCAGAGCGGTCACGGTGTCTTTGCGCAGGTCCGGGGTCTCTTCGCCGGTCTCCTCCTCCAGCCACGCTTTGACCTGCGGCAAGCTGTTGGGGTTGGAAAGCCCGGTAAGCCCCGACGCTTCAGACATGAGCCGTGTCCGAACCGTTTCACCGCACCATAGCGCGCCATCAATCAGCTCAAGATCCATTGCTACACCGCGGGCGTTGATTGTCTGGTCGGTGATCCATTGCGCCTGTACCGTGGGCGGGACTGGAAAGTTCCTCAGCCGCCGTTCGATCTCCATTTCGGTGATAACATCCTGCCGGTTGTACTCCACAAAGAGTGCCCACTTGGCCGGATCATGATGTGGCAGGTTGCGTGTGCGGCCGCCGTTGGCTTTCGAGGGCTTGCAGGGGCAACAGAAATACCGGATCAGGGCCTTGCCAGTGGCCAGCTTGCGCCGGTCCTCCGGCAGCCCCAGCGCACGCCCGGTGGCATCCAGCCCCGCGGTATATCCACAGTAAAGCCCATGGAGCATGGTGCAGCGCCATTGCGGCAGCCACGCCTCCGGTTTCTTCAGATGGAAATAGCGTGACAGGCAATACCACTCAAAGGCAGCATTGTAAGCGTGTTTGACCGTTTCAGGGTCAAACAGCGCCTCGCGGATATCCTGCGGGACATCCCCACCGGCTGGCAGATCCACCACCTCGACCGGTCCGCCGTCCAGGCTGTAAGCAAACAGCAAAATCTCAAAGTCAGGCGACTGGGCGTATTTGTACATGCCGGCTTTGCCGATTTCGACGCTGGAATAGGTTTCAATATCAATGGAAAGATGACGCATAGGAACCTCCCCGGTTGAAAGCGGCGGCCCCGAAGGGCCGCCCTGATTGTTATTGGATAACTGCGCCGGTGATGGGGTCGATCCGCATCGGACCCGTGCCGGGATTATAGGAGACGGGCTGCTGCCAGGGCGGTGTTTGTGGTGCGGCGCCACCCGGAGCAGCTACATTGGCAAAGTCGCTTGCGGCGTCGCTGCGCCCGGAAAGCGGTTCGCCGTCGCGGGTCTTCATCACATTGCCCAACCCGCAGCCAACCCCCTTGTTTCCGCTGTTCGCGTAGGGGAAAAAGTTGATCGTCACCCGGGCATACATGCCGCTGTAGATGTCGCTGGGTGCCAGCTCGCAGTTGATATTCGAGATGTCAACGACCTGCGGCTTCTGCTTGGTGCTGGCGGTCATAACCCAATGGCCTTTGCATTCATCCCCGAACGGTTCACCGGAGGGGCGCACGCCGTCCCCGTCGTAGATCGGGACGCGCATCATGGGTGGACGGGCGTTGTTCCAGCACTTGGAAAGCCCCTCGCGGGCGGCAGCCTCAATGCTCGCGTCGATATCCGCCTTGGTTGCATAATCCGATTTCGGGATCAGGAGGGTGACCGAGAATTTCTCCTCGGCCCCCGGCTGCTGCGCACGGGGTTTTGTGAGGTTCGCGTAGGACAGGCGCACCTCGCCGGTCAGGACCTTGGTCGCAATATTCTGATACATTTAGTAATATCTCCTTTATACATTTAGTAAATTTAATTTGCGGCCCCTGCGAAATCCGCTGCGGCAGGGCTGTATGGCGGGCGCTTGTCGCTGTCCGGGGCGAGGGTGGGCTTGCCCGGCGGCTTGATCACATACCCGGCCATCAGGTCGTCAAATTTGGTTTTTCCAATCAGTTTTTCGGCGGCAGTCAAGGTGATGGGGCGGCGCTCATAAAGCATTTCCTCCGCCACCCCTTCGGATTCCAGGCGGGCGAAGGCGGCGTCAATATCGGTAAACTGCCGGTTGCTGCGGCCCTCCACCGCTTTCCAGCCGGGGATGTCGCGGCCGCTGAGTTCTGCTTGCAGAGCGTAATCCTCCAGGTCGGCGGCCCATTTGCTCAGCTCCTTCGCCTTTTGCAGGATTTCACCCACTTCGGCGTCAGTGAGCAGCGGCGGTTTCGCGAAGCCGAAGTCCTCCAGCGCCGTGGCGTTCTCGCTGCGCGCCCGGCAGGTTGCCCGCGCGCGGCAGAACCGGCACCAGTCCCTGGGTACAAAATCTCCCTCGCCCTTGAAGGCGGTTTCTGCTTTGGGTTTGGCTTCATTCATCCCCCAGTCGATCAGTTCGTCGCGGGAGATCAAAAATTCGCTGGTGCTATCCAGGCGGGGCTGCACAATAGAAACGCAGACCCGCTTGATTGTGTCGCCGTAAATCGGGAGGTAGGCTTCCAGCGCACCGAGGGCATAGAGCAACATCTGCGGGTTGTGCCCGGCATCGACCGGCACGCCCTTGCCATATTTCAAGTCGATGATGCGCAGAAGGCCGCCGCCGATCATCACGCAGTCACCGGTGCCAAAACCTTCCGGGACAAACCGGGAGAAGTCGAGCCGCCGTTCGACAGCCACGTGCGGGGTGCTGCTGTAGCGCATGGCGCATTCAGTAATATATTCGAGATAGGTGTCTGTATGCTCCTGCATTTCCTCCTGGTAGAGCGGATCCGCCTTCAGCTTTTTCATTTCAGCGTTGAAGGCACGGGTGCTCATTGGGGTGAATTTTTTGCGAACCTTCAGCTCGGCGATTGCGTGGGCCAGCCGGCCCTCCTCAGCGTATTCGCTGGTATGCTCCGGCAGGGTTTCCTCGAGCCGCGGCGCGCGGGTGCAGTGCATCCAGCGTTCCGCGGAAGAGGCGGACAACAGCGCATGCTTTTCAGGCGTCGGCATTTTCATCCTCCTCTGCAATTATCAGACGGGCGAGCGCAAAGCGGATGCACTTTTCCGCGATGGTGCCGATCGGCAGCCCGGTCTGCCGCTTGACTGCCAACAGGCTTTGGTATACCGCTGGACGCAGGCGGATGATGCCGCTGTCGCATTGATCCAGCTTGGGGATTGTAAGAATGAATTTATCCATCAGATCCGCGCCCCCAGCCCGCGAAGGTCAGTCGCAAACGCGCCGTACTGTTCCGGCGGCAGCTGGGTGATTGCCTGAACGGCATACTTCGAAAGCAGGCCCATCAGGGCATCCATTTTCCCAGCGTCGACCAGGGCTGCGCCCGCTTGGGAGAGCTGGTCCACTGTGTAGGCGGGCGCCGCAGTTACGGGAACGGCTGGTGCTGGCGCGGCGGCCGGAGCCGCAACTGGGATCGATACAACAGGGGCCGCCGCGATAGGCTCGGGCGCGTTGATGGCGGCAGGTTTGGGCGTGTGAATCTCCGGAGCGCGGCTAAATGCCGCAGTCAGCTTGTCCAATGCACCGATGAGGGCTGGGGAAGCGTCCAGTTTGATAACAAATTCCAACATGATTATTCTCCCTTCTGTTGTTCAACCGTTACGGTGATTCCCTGTGCGGCTTCGATCCCGGCTTCATCGACCTGTGATTTTTTGAGGTAGAGCGTCATAAGCTCCCCATCCACGCGGGATTCGAAACGATAGCAGGTTTTTGTCTGGTTTTTAAGCGAAAAATCGATTTTTAACATTTATGTATCCTCCTTTGAATATAAACATTTTGTGTGCGCGTAAATATCATCGCCGCGCTTTGTGTGCGACGCCTGGTAATCTTTGCCCTCCTGATCCAGCGGTTGAAAGCCTATCCCGCAGCGCGGGCACTTTGCACCAGTGTCACATGGGTGGGCAAACAGGTTCCCGACGCGCCGGTAACTTTTGCAAGATTCGCACAGGCCGGCGTCTGGAATCCGAAGCCCCTTTTTCTCCGCCCGGGCCTTCGGGCATGACTCCTTGACACTGCGGCTGTTTTCCCGCCGGCGGCTATGGATGCAGGTCAGGTATTTCAACTTGACAAAACCTCCTTGTCATGATACTTTGTACCTACAGATATTTTTCCTATGCGTCCTGTTGAGGTGCCAGCCTCGCAGGGCGTCTTCTTTTTTGCGGCTCCAAACCTGTAACTTGCCGTACAGTCTTTCTCAGAATCCGAGAAATGGTTTCTTGCCGCGTCTTCATAACAATGGCAATATCTGATTGATAAACACCATCCAGCGCCATGCTTAGAATGCGGCGTTGATCGCTTGTCAGTTTTTTCAGGGCCGCTTCAAGATCAACCCGTGATGCGCACTGGTCTGCAAGATCGTACGGATCAGGGAGCAAATCCCCGAGTTCGGCATCGCCATCACAAATTGGGGAATGGATACTGATGCAGGATTCTTTGCGCTTGAGCCGGTTCCTTCGGTTGATTTCTTGCAAATATGAATTTTTCATTGTCAGAAAAGCAAACGTTGATAGCTTGCCTCTGTCTGGATCCCATTGGAGGACCGCATTTAAATATCCAATGGCGATAATCCCATACCATTCATCAACATCCAAGTGGTTCTTCCAGAGGAATCCGTAAATCAGGTTGTGGTTATCCTCCGCGATCTGGCGTTGCGCGTCGGTAAGCTTCATTTTTTTTTGCACCTCCTTGCTGCCTTGAATTTTGGATAACTGTCAATCGTGTGAAACCACACGCCCAGTCCCACCAAGACCATTTGAGCGATTATGTATGCGGTCAGCAAACTCACCATCCCGGCCTCCGTTTCTTCAGCGCGGCCCGGATATGCCTCTGCTGCCTGTCACGGATTCCGCGTTCCAGTTCCTTGTCCGCATATCGGGCGGCGTTCATGGCGTCACGCCCTGCGCGAAAGCTTTTGTATCGATCGCACGCGCCGTGACAGCCGACGGCGCGGTCTGCGCAGCCGTAACATGGACACATTTGCAAAGCTCATCACCACCGTAAGCATTGTCAGGAACAGCAGCACCGCGAAGCCGTACAGGTCGTCGCAGCCCGCCGCCACAGGCACCAGAAACAGCGCCAGGAACAGGGTCAATAATTCTCTCAGCTTGTCCACCTCCTTGATGTTGCTTGTCCGTCAGGACAATTCACGGGCGAGACATGTCTTTGAAATCCCGACTTTCGGACCGAACTTTTTGAAGTTGAATAGTGTGCGTGCGGTTTTCCGAGTAAAGCCGGTGTAGTTGGAGACATCCGTTACCGAAAGAATTTCTTTACCCGGAAAGGCGCTGTCAAGCCGCTCCAAGTTGTCGCGGAAGGTTGGTTTTTCGAGCGGCATAAAATTCCCCCTTTTAGAGTCCTGTTTATCGGACAGTTGATGTGTTATTCTTGTGATGCGGCAGAGAAGGGAAGATTGAGAATCTTCCGAATGTGACCTTCAAGCGCCGGGCTGTTTACCTGCCCGGTCAGCACCTTGTACATTATCGATGAATCCACATACATATCGGTTTGTTCTCTGATTTTTCCGATTAGCCACTCTTGCGGCTCGTTGCGGCACATCAGTTCGAACTTGACTTCTTTGCCAAATTCGGTGAGTTCGCGTTTCCGCATAAAACACCACCTCCTTTTTTGTCGAATTGTACATTGACAATTACGCAAATATGTAATATAGTGTAATTGCCACATTAACTAGATTACTGATTTGCGTTCTTTACTACATGATATTACACGATAGAGTAAAAGTCAACACAAAATAACGCAATTCAGTAAATATAGCATTTTACCTAAATTGGAGGGGTTATTTGTGTTGCCTCTATACGAAAAAATTGAGCAACTGTGCCGGAGCAGAAACATTAATGTTACACAAATGTGCAGGGAAGCGGGAGTCGCAAGAGCCGTTTTAAGCGATTATAAATGCGGCAGAAAAAAAACAATTGGTATCCAAAACCTTTCTAAAATGGCAGCTTACTTCAATGTTTCGGTGGACTATCTCATCGGAACAGAAGATGCCCAAAAAGAAAAAGCGCCTGTCCTTACTGAAAAGGACAAGCGCGATATTGCCCGCGATTTAGAACGCATGAGGGCCGATCTTGAAAATAGTGACACTCTTATGTTTGAGGGTAATCCCATGAGCCCAGAAGCCCGTGAGTCGATTCTCGCGGCGGTGAAGCTCGGCCTTGAAGCGGCAAAAATTCAGAATAAGCAAAAATACACCCCTAAAAAGTATAAAAAGGAATGAGGTAGATGAGCCCAAACATAAAAATGCTGACATCGAAATTTCAGACAAGAAATCCGTTTGAATTGGCAAAATGCTTGGGTATCATTGTGATCCATTCTCCATTGACAGACGTAAAGGGGTTTTGCCAATGTATTAAGCGAACAAAATTCATTTACATTTCAGATCAACTCGATGAAAATGAGCAGCAATTTGTTTGCGCGCATGAACTAGGGCACTTACTTCTCCACGGAGGGGTGAACCGTTATTTTATGAGCTCATGCACACGGCTGATACCTGGACGCTATGAACGAGAAGCTGACCAATTTGCGGTTGATCTACTTTGGAGCGACGAAGAACTCAGGGAATATCAGGATTGGACGATCCCGCAGATTGCGGTGAAACTGGGAATCAGTGAAAGACTGGCGGAATATCGGATGCTGTCAGTGATTCCAAAATTTAGAGGGTATGACAATTAAGCCTGCAAATAAAAAGTCAAGCTCCAAAGCGGGCTTGACGAAAGAAAATGTTGC